GTAGGTGCTGTTGGTACTGTCGTTAAGCTGCACCCGCCCAGCCTGGCTGGTGCTGGCGCTGCGGGTCGCTGCATCATAAGCCGTCTTTACCGCTTTAGCGGTTGCAGCCAGGGTTTCGCTGGTGCTGTTGGTAGCATTACTTAGTTGAGTAAGTCCTTTAGCGGTTAATGTGGCGTCGGGATGGTTACGGGACTGTTCATGGCGTGAAAGGTTGTCATCCACGTACTGCCTTGTTGCCAGCACGATGGCAGGATCGATTTTCAATGCTACATTTTCGGTATGGGAAACAATCAGCACCATGCGGATAATCTGCGTGCGGCCAGATCCTTCGGTTAACTGTGGCTTGTAGGTCGGTGGGCAGTTGCCGACGGCAATCAGCCGGTCGTGCTCATCGTACAGGCCGATTTCCCTGATCCACCATCCACCGACGTCCTCCGGTAGTACCTGTTCCGCAATAATCTGGTTGGGGTTATTAGGGTCAACGCTGAGCGTGTTCAGCGGCGCGCGATGGCGTTCGTTGACCAGTCGGGTCTGGCCGGTATCCGGCGTTGTCAGGTTGCCATTACCGTCGCCTACGGCCATGTGCGTCAGGCGCAGCGGGGAACCCTGCGCGGTGGAGGTCGCCAGCGTGGCTTCACCGACAGTGGTTAAGAGTGTGAAATAGGTGGCGCTCATGGGGCGATCCTCAGCGTATCAATCAGATGTAGCCCGGCTCCACGGTAGTCACGGCCTGCGCTGTATACGTGGTCGGGGATAAAGGGATAAACGGTAAGCGTATCGCCGGTATAGCTCGTTGCGGCGAAGCAGAGATACCCGTTGCTCCGCAGGCTGACCGCCAGCCCAATTAAGTGGCGTGAACAGGGTTTGGCATCATCGATCAACCGTTCCAGCTCGGCATACATCTGTTCGGTGATGCCTTGTTCGCGCACGCCGACTTCCAGCGCGAAGGTACCGGGAATGCCTTCCGGTTGCCCTTGCCACCATTCGGTCACCCGGATAAGGAAACCGAGCGGCTCTACCGCGCGCTTCAGCGCGCCAATGGTTCCTTTGTGCTGATGGATGTAGAAAGAGGCGGCGATCACCTGCCGCTTTGTCTCTTCTGGCCAGCTTTCATCCCAGCGGTCGACGGAAAACGCCCATGCCAGATAAGGCAACAGGGGGGCCGGGCAGCTATCCGCTTGCCACAGGCCGCGCAGCGGAACGGGTACCTGTTCAATCAGGCTGCTGGTTTGCGCCAGATTATGTTCCAGCGGGCTGGCATTATCGGGGAGCAGGGAACGGCTATTCATCGCTGCCTCCGATAGCAATCCGCCATTCGGTGCAGTAGCTGGCCTGCGTTCTGCTGATAATCACGTCAGCAGCAGGAGCAATCAGTTCCACGCGCTGAACGCCGGTGACATGCAGCGCGGCGTAAATCGCGCTGCGGCGGATATCTCGCCCAATGCGGTGTTGTTCGTTCACATAGTTTTTAAGCCGCTGTTCGGCTGCCTGCCGGATGGGTTCCTGCTCCGGGCCGGGGTAGCAGTACAACAGCGCATTGATCTGATACGGAATGATTTCGGCAGACTGGATGGTTGGACGATCGCCGACCGGACGAATATCGATGTCGTTCAGGGCGGCATCGACGATCGCCAGTAATTCCACGCTGGCCTGGCCATTGCCTTCGCGGGAGAGCACCGACACGGTGACGTAACAGGGATACGGACTGATGGCGGAAACGTCGGCAATGCGACCATCAGCGCTGCGGGCATGATATTCGTAGGCGGCGGTCGGGCCTGCGACCGACAATCCTTCAAATGCCTGCTGCGCGCGCAATCGTAAATCGCTGTCGGATTCATAAAGCGGCTCAACCGGGGGCACTGCCGTATTGTCTCCGGGGAAGATCTGCAGACGGAATACCTTAAAGTTAGCTGCCAGATTGTCCAAATCGCGCCCGGAGGCGTGGGCCAGCATATTGGCGACGGCGGCTTCATTAATCCGCACCCGCAGCACCATCTCCAGATAGGCATTTTCCTGCAACAGTTTAACGATGGGTTCAGACTCATAATTCAGCGTGCGCGCCACTTCTGCCCGCTGTTCGGCAGGGTACAGGCTGATAAAGCGCTGCTTGCGTGCAGTGAACAACGTTTCAAAGTCAAGCGCTTCCACCGCATCGGGGACGGGTAGTCGGCTTAAATCGGTCAGTATGCTCACGAGTTTCTCCTGTCGATGGGGACGGAGAATTTCCACGGTTGACCAGGGATGTCAGTGCGTTCGGCCTCAACGATGACGCAGAGGTCGGCTCCCTCGGCGGCAAAGTCCACGCCAATGATATCAATGCGTGATTCCCATCGCGTCAGCGCCATGACTACCGCCGACATGATGCGCAGGCGGGTACCGCCATCATTAGGCTGGTCAATCAGGTTCAGGATGACCGAGCCATAATCGCGGCGCATCACGCGCATTCCTATTGGCGTGGTCAGTATGTCTCTGACAGACTGCTTAATATGCAGCTCATCGCTTAACGATCTGCCGTTCCCGGCATTCATACCGAGGTACATTACTGCGGCCCTCCGGTATTGCTGCCACCGCGCTTTACGCCGGTATGCGTGTGGGTATGAACGGTGACGCCGTTGGAGGTAAAGCTGCCGCCGCTGTGGGTGTAAGCGCCTTTAAGCGTGCCGCCTTTTTTAACGGACAGCGTGGTGGTTTCCAGATGCTGAGTGCAGATGACGACGGGTGTATCCAGCGTGACACGGCTGCTGGCTTCAACCTGTGCTGTTTTGATACCGGTGGCTTTTAACGCGCTGGAGCGCGGATCGTATTCAACTACTGCGCCATCAGGGTAAACGGTATGGTGAACCTGTTCATCCAGCAAAGGAGCAGGGTTGGCGTCAGAGAAAATGGCCGGGATCGCTACGGCGGTAGTTAACTCACCGCTCAGGCAGAGCAGCAACACCTGCTCGCCTGTTGATGGCCGCCACCATGTGCGGGCGTCACCGGCGCGCAGCGTCAGCCACGGAATCCAGTTGGTGATCAGCTCGCCGGTGCGAATGCGCGCCCGATCGCTCCTCACCTCTTCAACGGTGCCGGTACGGATCAGGTTCTCAATGCGCCGGTGCAGCTCGGCGAGGTTTGCAGGATGGTTTGCGTCGCTCATGCCGGAATCATTGGCATGAGTGGGGGAAGAGGGAAGATAATTGGCTTGTAGATTAATTAATTACAAGAAAAAAGGACTGTGGAATAAAGAGCACAATGTTTAATTCATTGTGCTCATACAGCGTTAAGCTATGCCATAGTAGCTGCATAAAAGTCTGGTTATTACTTCAGCGGCAACGGCTCCGGGAATTTTTAAAGAACCAGCATAGGCTTTACCTACAACTTTACCTATCCATGCGCTAGTCTTTGAACCAAAGGACTCTGGTGTGGCTGGTGGGGTATCATTTTGAATGGCAGACTTTAATTCTTGAATATCCTCGTCTACTAAACCTAATTTTTTTAATTCATCAATCAGTGACTCGATGTTACCGGAAGAAATATTATTATTCTGAGTTATGTTGTGATTATTAGCGCCAAAAACCCCACTGTTAGTGATGTTCCCAGTAATGTTGTAAATATTTTGCGTCATAGCAGTAGCAACCTTTTTTTCTTTTAGAGAGAAAATTAATCCCTCCCCTAATATACCTTTCTTTTCTAATTCTAACGTCCAGTCAACAATTCTGGCTTTTACATTAGAGATAATATTCAACATGCTCCCTGAACTAATCATCCATGCTAATTCCATCTTTGATGGGGAATTAGACCCTTCGTATAAAAGTTCAGCCATTGATTCAGGGAGAGGAAGTCTTAGTGATTTTTCACTGTTTGCATTCAATTGAATACTGGATATTGATTCTGTGAAATAAGCCGTATTAAATAAGTCCTTAATGTCCTGTGGGATATTACTTCCTAAATCAACCGGAATCCAGCCACGGAAGGGGTTAAATGCTTTTAACCGTGCCCGACATCGACGATAATCTGGTGTTGATTCCCTGGTAGGGTACCCATTAATTTCGTTTTCTATCCAATCAGTTATTTCATTTAGATTTAGTTTGACAGAAATTATTTTTGCCTTCAGTAACACTTCGAGAATATCGGAGTCCGAAGAGCTAGCCACTTCCTGAAGTTGTAGTACTGGTGAATTTGCCACGTTGATTGATTCCTTCGGCTGCAAAGTCTGATTATTCGTATTACCCTATAGTGTCATAGAATTTTCAAGTATGATCAACAAATTACGTTAATGTATTTTGTGATCAGATCTTCTATTTGTTGCATATCCGTTGCAGAAAACCCCAGCAACTGCCGCTGTGGATAGTCCACCTCCAGCTCATAGCGATTCACCCGATCGCGCAAACCGTACTGGTGAACGGCGGCCATATGCCGGACGCTGCTGATAAACGAAATGGTCGCTCCCTGTCCGTCGCCTTTTCCTTTCATATAGCGGGCGGTACGCAGCTTGCGGAACATCTGGCGGCGGATCCTGCCTTTTTTACTGCGTAGCTGGGGCTTGCGGGAGGCGAACGGCGAACCATCCGGGTTCTTCTGTACGGCTATCCGCTGACTTTGTGATTGCCGCAGGTGGCGGACGATTTCACGCGCCAGTTGGGTTCGGCTTGCCGGGGAGAGCTTTGCCAGCAGGCCATCGGCCCAGCGATGAAGTTGCAGCAGGTCATCGTTCATCAGGTACTCACAATGGTTTCACCGCGACAGGCAATTTCCCAGCCGTTGTAACCGCCTTCCGGCGGCTGGTCGTTGCAGTGCTTTGCCTCTAATCCATTGTCACACTGGCGGACGATAACACGCTCCGTCAGCGCCAGTTTAATGTTGATATCATAACTCTGGTGGTTGATGGCTTCGGCTTCAAACTGAAACGCTTGCTCGCGCAGGTTGCTGTTGGCGAAGGCTTCCTGCTGGTGAAACGACATCCAGCCGACCAGCGGCACGATCAGCGTGTCGGGGGAGTCAGCGTAGTCGGTGATTAACAGTTCCAGCGTGTACTGGTATTCAAAGCTGGTGCTGCATCCTGTGGTGGCAACGATCCGGCCCTTATTGATAAATACCCGCAGGGCATCGGGGTTTTGCCGCAGATGCGGGACGCTGGCGGCCAGTAGTTCACGGATGAGCTGCGCTTTGTGCATCAGTACGCTCCTGACAGTCGATGATCATATCCACCTGCGCCGCGCACAGGTGCCATGCGTTTTCGGTTTCCAGCAGCGTGCGGCTCAACTCTTCATTGGTCTGTGGTGCCAGCGCCGGAAGCTGGCAGGGAAAAAGCCGGGGGCAGGGGGCGGTAAGCCGCACTGCCGGTAATGGCGGGGTGCTGGTGCAGGCGGATAATATCAGCGGGCAAAGCAGTATCAGCCCACTCGCGAAGCTGTCGATTCTCACGTTTCAGTTTCTCCAGTTGCTGATTGCGCTGCCGTAGCTGGTGATGGGCGGTGGCGGTTTGCTGCTGTAGCGTCAGGTATGCCTGCTGGTTGTGGTCGGCCTGCTGCTGGAGTTCGGCGAGCTCCTTTACCTTTGTCATCAGGGATGCGGTCAGCGTGGCGATCCGTGCGGCGCCCAGTCTGATTTGTTGTTCCCGTTCGATAAGCTGTTCCTGCTGCGTCATCCGCTGCCAGTTCGTCCACAACAGTATCACGCCAAGTAACAAGATCGGTGCTGCCTTAAGCCAGACCATCATGTCGTTACTCCACTGAATTTCTCAAATGCGGCAGCCAGCTTCACGTCGTACTGATTACGCTTGTACTGTGGCCCGTTATAGCGGCGGGCGAATTCTGGCCAGTTCTGCGTCTTCAATGCGTCGTGGATTTTCGGGTTGGCGTCGACAAAGCGGACAAAGGCGTCAAGCTGCATCTGCTCGCTTTCGTTCATCTGGAGCTCAAAATCAACGGCAGAACGGTAACCCAGCGTTTCCCAGTGGAAACCCATAATCTGGAACAGTCCCCAACTGGTACTCTCAATGGCAGAATTGATGTGTATTTGTTTGGCCAAATTCAGGCGATAGTGTTCACGGTTGCTGCCCTGCCAGCCGCCTGCTCTCTCGTTTACCAGATCCGGGAACTGTTGCATCAGTTGATCAGCATCCAGACCGTGTTTTTTTAACTGACGGAACATGATATGGCGCTCAAACAAAACAACTGGACGGCCATCCGGCATAAAACCCGTGGTGCGAGCCTCTATCTCCTGCACCGCTTGTAACGCCGCCAGCGGGATACCGAGATACAGCGCAGCGGCCTGCTGCTGGTCATGGGTGAGTGTACGTGTCATGGTGCGTTTCCTTATGACGTAATGGCTTAATCAGGCTGGCGACGTTGCCGCGCGCCGCCGCCAGACAGAACAGCAGCACGAGGTTGATGGCGGTTTCAGCAATGAACACATAGCGGTACAGGCCAAAGAAAATCAGTACGGCCACCGACGCGGTACAGCACATCAGCAGCCACGCCAGCCAGCTATAGATCGGGCGATAGACGGTGCCGTGAGCGCGGCGGTAAAGAAACAGGCGGATGGTGATGAGCAGGCAGATGATGGCGTTAAGGCTGAGGATCAGTTTCATTTTCGCCCTCTTAAAAAATCGAGCAGTTGGCCGGGGTTATCCAACTGTCGGATAGCCCACAGCAGCGCCTTGACGGTGAGCACCGAGGAGAGCAGCGCGCCGAAGCCGGGGGAGACTTTTTCCGTCAGGTGCTGCGGCAGATACCCGGCAACCAGCGCGGCGAACAGATCGGCGGTCAGCAAGCCGGTGATAAACGCTATGCAGAAGAAAGCGATACGTGGAAAGCGCCCGATCTCTTTTTGCGAAATAACCAATAGCAAGGCGCCACAGAGCGCACCTAGCACCACGGAGGCCTGCAGTGACGGAAACAGCGTGGCGATGGAGAATGCGCTGACAGAGGCGGCGGCGACGGTACCGGTTACGGATTCATTCATAGTCAATCCCACAGGTTGATTCGTTGACGTACGGCTATGGGAGCTTGTTCCGGTACGTTAACCGCCGTACTGTGCGGCAGGCGCAGCGGCAATTCGCACAGGCGCGGGTTGTCGCGGTAAAGTTGTTCGACAATGCCGGTTGTGCGCCCAAAAACGCGCCAGCAAAGCTGATCAAGCGTTTCGTTTTGCAGGCTGTAGACAATCATGGTGTTTCCCGCGCGGCGTCAGGTGATGCAGAGATAGTGGCACGGGGGCGGGAGGTGACGGGAAGGCTTCCGCTTGTAACTGAGGGCAGTACAAGCGGAAGCGGTTGGTTTAAATAAGGATGAAAGTACTGCGCGGCTTGCCCAGAATATCCCGCACGGCAAAGCGGGCATCGCGCGCCAGATCGTCGGCGGTGCTTTCCTTCTGTTCCGCCAGTTTGCTACCGTGGGCGGTGGCGTCAAAGTTGCGGTAGCGCTCCAGCAGGTTGGCGTGCGTCAGGCTATATACGGCGCGACGGTAACGGTGCAGGTTGACGCTTTCGCCATCCAGTTGCTCGCTGGTGGTTTCTTGAATACAGGTTACACCGCGCTGCTCCTGCTCCAGCCGCCACTCACGCAGATCGTCATTTACGCTGGCCAGCGCAATCAACAGCGCCTCACGCAGCCGTTCGTTGGTGATGGTGCCGTCCAGTCGCTGGGCGGCGCGCAGGTGCTGCGTATCGATATCGGGAAAGAAAGGGGGGTTGCTGATAATCAGCCCTGGCTGACTGGCGGCAGGGGTGACCTGAACAAAGTTCATTATATTCTCCCGGTTCGGCGGTGGACGGCGGGCGTTGCAATGGCAGAGCCACGCGCAGCCAGCCGTGCCGCCGTGCGTGAGGGTCTCACTCGGTAGGCTGGCTGTTGCGGATTTGCCGCTCCAGTTGCTCAATCAGTTTTTTGACGCCAACATTTTCATCAAGCTGCAGTGCACGCTGGAACTGCGTCAGTGCTTCCTGCGGCTGGTTTTTGCTTTGTGCCAGCCCCAGTGCTTTATGCAGGCGGGCGCGAACCTGATCCGGCATATCCTGATCGGAGAGCAGTCTGGCGAAGGCCAGCAGGCTGTCCAGTGCCTCAAAGGTGCCGGCGATAAGCTGCTTCAGGGCGGTATCCGCGACTTCCTCGGCCACCATGCAGGCGGTTTGTCGCTGGTACTGATCCGGAGTCTGCCATCCGTGACGGATAGCGTGTTCCGCCATTGGGTAGGCAGCAGGGAAGTTGCCGGTATCCAGCGTCCACAAGAGTACCGTCATGAACACATCGTCCTGCTGTTTACTGTCGGAGGCCAGAACGCCGCTCACCCACGGCTGGTAATCGGGCAGAAGTTCACCTTTGACCTCGATTTTACGCTCGATGGACTGAATGGCTTTCAGGCGGCGTTTATCGGTCGCCAGCTTTGCCAGCATCAGTTCGTAGCCGCTGGCGTAAGTCTGGTTTTCCTGCATATTGGCAGCCAGCGCCTGATGACGTAGCAGGTGGCGGCGAGCGGGTGTCATCATGCGTCGTTATCCTTGAATTCGATGTTTTCAAACAGGCAACCGCAGCCGAAGTCTTCGACGACAAAGGCGTCGTTGGAGGATTCGAAGTTTTCCACTCTGTCACGCTTCGGGTTATCAATGATGGCGCGGCGGCGGGAGCCTTTCTGAACATAGATGGACAGGTTGCTGAACGCGGTAACCAGAATGGTGTTGCGCGGGAAGCCCGGCACGCGCACGGCAGGGCGTCCACCGATGGTTTTCTGGCTGACCAGAATCTGCCCGGCCAGCTTTTCGCTGTTTTCATTGTGCTGGTTGAGGATCGGGAAATATTTGTCGTGCAGTACACCACGGCCACAGATGGCCACCAGATCCGCGCCGTCGACGTGCCATTCGTCGATCAGGTTTTCTTCACCATCGTTGACCATCGCATCCAGATTTTCATAGTCACCGCCTCTGCCGATGATAATTTTGCCGGAATCTTCCACCCCTTCGCGCATCACACGCTCCGGGGCATGGTCGCGATATTGCTGTAGCCAGCCCTTATTCACGTCCTGCAGCAGCGGGTATTGCTGGAAGTTGGTTTGCGCAGCGACGTGGGTACCGTTGAAGCCGATCAGGATGCGGTCCAGCCCCTGGCGCCGGGTAATGCTGTCGCGCACGCGGATCTGGAAGTCCGGGTGGGCCGCCCAGGCATCCAGCCGGGCATAGGGAAGGGCCGTATCGTAGTTGGTCTTCTCGCAACGATAGCGGTTGGCTGTTAGTCTGGCTGGGTCGACAGGTTCACGCTCGCGCTGGCTGGTATCGGTACGGCTGGCAGTTGGACGGTCAACGCCGATACCGATTTTTTCCCCTTCCTGATCCACCACTTCGTGTACGTTGATTTTGGTCAGAAACTCCACGGAGGCCTGAATTTTGGTTTCCAGTGTCTGCTGTACAGAAGGCTCTACGGTGAATTCAACGGCGGCACTCTGTATGCCGGATAACCCGGCGATGGTTTCAACGTAAGCGTTATATTTTAAGCGGGTTTTGTTACGCATCGGGGGGTCCTTAACAGTCGGTTTTCAGGTCGGTGCCACCACCGGTGGCGGGCTGGCGCGGCGGTGTAGCTGGCTGTTTTGCAAGCTGGGTTTTCAGCGTGGAATAGTCGGTCTGTAGCTGCTGATGCTGCATTTGCAGTTCCGTCAGTTCGCTACGGATCTGGTCGACCTGTTCGCCACAGAACGAGGCCACTTCCTCCACGGCTTGATGGACATCGGCCATTTGCTGGTCGTCGCGGTTTTGCTTTTTACTTAACAGCGTCCTGATGCGGGTAAACAGCGTTTCACCGCCGCTTTCTTCCACCTCTTCAAATTCCAGTTCGGTTTCGATCGCCACGCTGAAGATGTTGTCCGGCGAGCGTTTGCGCGATGCCAACGGGTTGCTTTGTGCGCCGGCGCAGAAGGAGAGCATTTCGGTGCCGAGGCTGGCCGGATCGTCAGTGACCGCCAGACCGACCAGATAGGCTTTGCCGGTATCGGCAAATTTGGGGTCGACCTCAATTGAGGAGTAAACCTTCTGTCCCTTGCGGTTCATTTCAATCAGCTGGTCAGTTGGAACCAGTCGGGCGTACAGCGCCAGCTTGCCTTTCAGTAATCCTTCTTCGGCGATCTCTTCGGTTTTCAGCATGGCGACATCGCCGTAACGCTGGAATGGGCCGTCCGGTAGGATGCCTTTCAGGTGTTCGAGATTGATGCGCGCGCCGTAAACCTTCGGATCGTAGGCGGCGGCCATTTGTTCGAGCCACTGGCGTTCAAGGTTGCGCCGATCGCAGGTGGCACCTTCCACACCGATGCGCACCCATTTGGATAGCAGTTTTTTCTTCGGCTTTTTGTCCATAACTTCCGTCCCGGCGTTGGCTAAATAAGCGAATGGTCGGGTAGTCCTCCGTGATCAGGCAACGGGCTTTGCTTGTAGTCACCGGGGTTACAAGTGGTATCGCTACGCGCGAATGGCGGCTTGTTTACGCTGACGGCAGAAACGAGAGGACGTTATGCCGCCAGAAATCGAAAAACATCTGCTTGCCCTTCAGGACGAAGATCCGCGCCGTAAAGCCTGCTACCTATATTGGCAGGGCTTTCGTATCGTTCGGATCGCCGAACTGCTGGGGGTAAAAGCTACTACGCTGCATAGCTGGAAGCGGCGCGATGGCTGGGATGATTCAGCCCCGCTGGAGCGGGTGACGGCGGTGACCGAGGCGCGTCTGATCCAGCTCACGATGAAAGAGAATAAGGAGGGAAAAGACTTTAAGGAGATCGATCTGCTCTGGCGGCAGATGGAGCGCGGGGCAAGGGTTGAGCGCTATCGCCAGGGCGGCAATGAAGTCGACCTAAATCCGAATCTGGCCAGGCGTAACACCGGGCCACGTAGGTCGCCGGTTACCAACCAGATAACAGAAGATCAGGCGGAGAAGCTGAAACAGGTGTTTCTGGAGGGATTATATCCGCACCAGAAACACTGGTATCGCGCCGGGCTGGAACACCGTATCCGCGATATCAACAAGTCGCGCCAGATTGGGGCGACGATGTTTTTCGCGCAGGAAGGGTTTGTCGATGCGGTGGAAACGGGACGCAACCAGATTTTCCTGTCAGCCTCCAAAGCGCAGGCACACCAGTTTCGTCAGTACATTATCGATTTTGCCCGCGATGCGGCGGATGTGGAGCTGAAGGGGGAGGTTATTCACCTGCCCCATAACGATGGACGAATGTACTTTCTCGGCACCAACGCCCGTACCGCGCAGACCTATCACGGCAACCTGTATTTGGACGAATACTTCTGGATATACCGCTTTCTGGAGCTGCGGCGTAACGCAGCAGGGATGGCCAGCCAGAAGCGCTGGCGGCAGACCTATTTTTCCACACCCTCCAGCATTACCCATGAGGCGTATAAATTCTGGGCGGGATTACTCTTCAATCGGGGCAGGGCGAAGAGCGAACATATTCGACTGGATCTCAGCCACCGGGCGCTGGCTGCCGGGCGGCTGTGCGAGGACGGGCAGTGGCGGCAGATTGTCACCATTGAAGATGCCATCCGGCAGGGTTATGACCTGTTCGATATTGACCAGCTCCGGCTGGAATACTCGCCGGAAGAGTTCGCTAACCTGTTTATGTGCCAGTTTATCGACGATACCGAGTCGGTATTCCCGCTCAGCCTGTTGCAGGGCTGCATGGTGGATAGCTGGGCGGTCTGGGACGATTACAAACCGTTCGCCCTGCGTCCCCTCGGCGAACGCTCGGTATGGGTGGGCTACGACCCCGCCTTAACCGGGGACAGCGCCGGCTGCGTGGTGGTAGCTCCACCTGTAGTGGAGGGGGGTAAGTTCCGGGTGATTGAAAAGCACCAGTGGCACGGCATGGATTTTGCGGCGCAGGCGGAGAACATTCGCAAAATTACCGGGCGCTATAACGTGACTTACATCGGCATTGATGTGACCGGTATCGGCCACGGCGTTCATCAACTGGTGAAACAGTTCTTCCCGGCAGTGCAGGCTTTCTCTTATTCCCCTGAAGTGAAACAGCGTCTGGTACTCAAGACGCTGGATGTCGTCCGTAAACATCGGCTGGAGTTCGACGCCGGATGGACGGATTTGGCGCAGTCGTTTATGGCGATCCGCAAAACCCTGACTCCGTCCGGTCGCCAGGTAACCTTCCAGGCCAGCCGTTCGGAAGAAGTCTCCCACGCGGATCTGGCATGGGCATGTATGCACGCCATTATCAATGAACCTCTGGAAAGCTCTGGCGGCGCGAACAGCGGGCGGGGCTTAATTAAGGTGTATGGATGAATAACACTATCGCTTTTACATTCGGTGAACCGGAAGCCCTGTTGGACAGGCGGGAAATACTGAATTATCTGGAGTGCGTGGACTTTGGCAAATGGTATGCGCCGCCGGTGGATTTCAACTCGCTGGCGCTGTCGTTTCGCGCTTCGGCGCATCATACCAGCCCGATCTGCGTGAAGCGCAACGTGCTGGTTGGCACCTTCATTCCCCATCCGCTGCTGACCCGGCAGGCATTCAGCCGCCTTGCGCTGGACTATCTGGTGTTTGGCAACGCCTATCTGGAGCGGCAGGAAAACCGGCTGGGCCAGCCGTTAAAACTGGTACCGGCGCTGGCGAAATACGTCCGGCGCGGCAAGGCGCTGGATAACTATTTCTTTGTCCAGCCAGGTCAAGTGGATCACGAGTTTACGCCGGGTAGCATTGGCCATCTGCTGGAGCCGGATATCAACCAGGAAATCTATGGCCTGCCGGAGTACCTGTCCGCCCTGAATGCGGCATGGCTGGATAACGCCGCCACGCTGTTCCGCCGCCGTTACTACAAGAACGGCAGTCATGCCGGTTTCATCCTCTACCTGAGCGATCCGGCTCATAACGAAGCAGATATCGAAGCATTGCAGGAGGCGCTGGCGGATAGCCGTGGCCCCGGCAACTTCCGTAATCTGCTGATGTACCTGCCGAACGGTAAGCCGGACAGCGTGAAGGTGATCCCGATCGGCGAAGTGGCGGCGAAAGATAACTTCTCCGATATCAAAAGCGTCAGCCGCGACGATCAGCTAGCCGCGCACCGGGTGCCGCCAGCCCTGATGGGCGCAGTGCCGAGTAACGCGGGTGGCTTTGGCGATGCTATCAAAGCCGCGCAGGTATTCAACTGCAACGAGATCGAACCGCTGCAGGAGCGGTTCAAGGAACTTAACGACTGGCTGGGGCTGGAGGTTATTCGCTTCAGAAAGTACCGCCTTGCCGACGACAACGCAGCGCAATCCTGACCTTTGCTTGCTCCCCATCAGCGCCACTGTGCGCTTCCTAGCCCGCTTCCTGCGGGCTTTTTAACGTCTTCTTACCGCCATAATTCCCGGTCAACACCGCCAGCGCGCCGTTGTGACCCCGCCACGCCTGCGCAGTAAATAGATCGCTTTTTTGACACTTGTTCAGGGGCACTGTGGCGGGCCGTACAGTGGGCGGAAGGTGAGTTTTAAGGCGAACGGGGAGCATGCGGATTTATTCAGTCTGTGTATGCAGTACGGCGATAAGACAGGCAGTAATGCGGGATTTGACAGGCATTTTTGGATCGCGCGTCGGAAAAAGGTAACCTCCGTAACTCCTACGTAAAAAGTAATTTAATGCCATGATTTATTTATAGAAAAAAGGTTACCCCTAAAAGGTAATCTGAGGTAACCAAGAAGGTAATCTATTTTTAAATATCATATAAAACAATTGATTATGAAATTGAAAAATGACTCTTTAAAAAGGTAACCTGATTACCTTTTGGTTACCAAAAAGTTACCTTTCCTATTTTTAATAAAAATTTTTAAATTTAATGCATTACTTATGTTTTTTCTTGCAGGTTACCAATGTTACCTTTTTCCGAAGCCCCCACGGACTTTGGTATATATATAAATAGGTAAAAATAGCCTTTGTGTTTGCCTGTTGTTCAGTTTCTCATTCTTCTGCTGGCCAGTATGTTAGTATGCCCAGTAATGATAACTCGTTGCCATTGGATTACTTTCTACTGTGAACGGTAAAACTGACGGTAAACTGGATGATTGCTCTTTATTTAGAATAATAAAATCAAGTTGTTAACTTGGTTATAGATAATCGAGTGGGAATGATCCCACGTCTGGCAGTGACTGGCATCGACAGGCGCTGAAACACAGCTAAGCCCGCGATTTTGCGGGCTTTTTTATCTTTTGACGTGGCACTGACTGGCAACGTCTAGCACGTTCAAGCAGACTTTTTTCATGGCATTTCGGATGGTACTGTGGGAGGGAAATAAAGTGTCATCCTACATATAACCAAAAGCCGCCAATAATGGCAGCTTTTGGTTCCCATTCGAGTGTAAAGTATCATCCTTGCATCGAAGCGATGGGTATCGTTCATCCCTCCAGATGAAAATATAGTTTCATCCTGTTGCTTGATTTTTTCCTCAAACATCCCGAATGACTACGCTTATCTAACCTCTGGCATTTCTGCCAGGTTCATCTTCTGCAACTCTCCATCTCCAGTAGAAATCTGGTTTCACCCACACTACGCTGTCTTTTGTTTTGGTCAAAAAAATATCCAAAACTGGCTTCGCTAAAACCTGATTTCCATCAGCATTTTCGCGTAAGAGAACTTCACAGCCATTTTTAACCAGATAGTCCACAACATCATCTTGGTATAAACACCCGTCACGTTCGAGTATTTGCACCATCCACTGAGACACATCAGTTGGTGTCACTCCTAAGCCCCCTTCTTTCGTACCAGCGTAAGGGATTCTTCAGGAAATTTACTTTTGTCAATCTTCTTTCCTGCGAACCATTGAGCGTAGTAGGTGCCCATGAATTCATCGGTGCGACTATGGTGGAAAACGAGTGATTCGATGGCCATATCTGGGCCGCCAGCAGATAGTTTCACAATATCACCAATTTCATAAAGTGGTTGGCGTTTTTGAGTCAT